CCAATTTGCTGCCTTGTCTTGTTCGTTGTTCAATTCATTCCCCTGTACTGCTGGTAGTGTGGTCATGCGACACCTGCTTTGGTGAGGGCCTCATCAGCTTCGGCCATAACATTGGTCAGCACGCTGTAGGCAGCGCGCTCAGACATTTCAAAGCGGTATTGCTGGCACAGTGCGGAGACTTTCTGCAGCGCCTTCACCAGATCATCATGTGCATCCAGCTTTCTCTGATCGGATGCAGCTTCCGCGATTAACCGCTTTGCAATCTGCTCTCGCGTTTCACCTGTTGCTGTATGTATATTTGTGGTCATCCTGCCCTCGTCATATAGTTTCTTGCGTCTGCGTGCGATTGCAGACAGTCGTCTACATCGGCCTCTGCTAGCATGTCATCGTCATCAATTCCCGCTCCAATCTCAGCCAGTCGCACCAGCTCGGCAGCGTGCGTGTATAGATACTGTTCCAGCGCATAGGATGATTTGTGCGTGGTTTGGTTATCCAGCAAGTCGCGGAGTAGGGTGAAGTCGATCATGCTGCCTCGCACAATGTCACGCCGCGCTCTGCTGCAAATGCGTTAATCAGTTCCAGCAAGTCTGAAAACTCGCGCTTGCTCATGTTGCTGGTTGACTGGCCCAATACGACAAAGCCAGTTCCATCCAGATTCGGCACAACGTCCTGGCGCTTCAGGCTGCTACTAAAAATGTGCTTCCACGATTCAGCATCCAGCTTGCGACCATGCCAAACAACGTGCTGCGAAATCTCGGCCAGAATTGCCCAAAGCGCGGCATTCTGTTCCAGGTTGCGCGTTGGCTCCGATACGCGGACAACGTGACCAACTGGAGCCGCCATTACCTGATCGGCAATGTGGCGCTTATTGGTTTCGTTGATGATGAAGAATTGCTTCATAATCAGAAGGGAATTTCTCCGTCCAAGTCTTCAAAGTTCGCCGCTGGCTTTGCTGCACCTTGCCGGGCCTGCTGCGCTGCTTGTCGTGGCGCTTGGTCACGATCTTTGCTACCCAGCAGAGTCAGATCATTAACGCGGACTTCCAAGGATGATTTTTCAACACCATCTTTGTCTGTCCAAGGACGCAATTGAGCTTCGCCAACGATGCCGACTTGAGTTCCTTTTGTCAGGTATTGGGCAACTACTTCGCCGCGCTTTCCAAAGATTGAGCAGCGAACCCAAGTGGTCGTGGCTTTATCGCCATATCCAGCCTTGACCGCGACATTGAAATTGACAATCGCATCACCAGACGAAAGCGTTTTCATATCCGCGTCGCTGCCCAGGTTGCCGGTAAAGTTCCAAGAGTTCATTTTTATCCTTTTAAATGTTTTTCATTGTTGCGGTTACAAGTTCAAGAAATTCAGCGCGGCGCTCGTTAAGTCGGGCAATCTCTGGCAAACAATCTTCGCGGTGCAGCCTGCTTACAAATAATTGCTTCTCCGCTGGAAAGTCAGAGCAATAGCTGATGAAATCTACCCAATGCCGGTCAGTACAGTCCAGATGCCCGACAAGCTGCCAACGGTAAGACGGGTCAAAACTCCCGCGCTGGATCGTTGCGTAATGCGTCGGCGCGATCACGGACTTGATTTCTGCCACGCCATCCTTGCCAACCAGTCCATCAGGTGAATCGCCGTATTGCTCCCAATCGAAGAACCCGCCGTTCAATACATCGGTAAAGGTTTCTTCCTCGTAGAGCATCCGCGCTACTGGCTCCTGCTCGTGGCCGCGCTCCATGTGTTCATTACTAAAGCTGAATTCAGCCTTCTTGCCGGTCAGGATTTCCAGCGCAATCTGTAGTGCGTACCGCTTTGCAGGCTCGCCAAACGCCTTACCATCATTCGCCATGAAGCAGGCAAAGTTAGACGCGGTTGCCTTGCCAGTGCGCAGGGCTTGCCATTCATCGGTATTCTGTTGAATGTCGTGGAACTTCATTAAGCTGGCTCCGCGCATTCAGTCATTAGCTGTGTTTGATGGTCTGGCGAAATATCGACGCGGGAAAGCACGGAGTTCAGATGCCCATCGCGCTTGAATGCTGCTTTGGCGTTATTCCATGCCTTAGCGTTGTCCGGTGTCAGATACTTCTTTTCAGGCGCATGTGGACTGATCCGCAAGCCTTCTACCGTCTCTTTGCCGAACCGAACATTCGGATCGACATAGACCGTAATGCGAATGCCGTTCCAGTCGTCAATAAAGGCCGATCCAGCCAGCGCCTTCATCATTTTGCTATTGAAAGCATTCAGGATCATTGGCTTTAGCGGCTCGCCCTGGCGAATCTCTTTTTCGGCAAAGTGCGCTGTATTGAACTTGTCTTTCGTCTTCTTGGTGCGGTCAAGTTCTAACGTCACATGGCTAACCGTCAGTACGGTAGGCTCAACAATGTCTGCGCTGCTCAGGTAAGGCGAGTCGAAAGCCTTCCTGTAATGTGTTTTATCTGTCATTTCATTCCCTTTCGCTTACCGCAACCCGCTACGCCGCGCCACCAGGTTGATGCGCTCATTTGCCAGCACTCGTTTTGCCTCCAGATCGTTGTCGATGCTCTTTTGCAGCGATTCGTCGTGGTCATCATTCATGCTGATCTGCATATCGAGAAACCAGCGCCAGAATGCGCGTTTGATCGGCTCTAGGCTCATTGCTGCGAACTCCGTAAATGTGATGTTGGTCATTGTTTTTCCTCTTGTTTTAGTTTGTGTTCGATCGCTGAAATTTCTTCCTGTGCAGCCTTAGCAATTGCGAAACCTTCACCTGTCGCAATAGCAACAGACCTCGCTGAAATGACGCCGTACCAGTAGCCGCAAGACCACGCATCTGCATCTGGTAGCGCAAGCCGCGTTCTGGCGCTGTCGATTGATGACTGCAAATCGGCGATTGTCGTGCTCACAGCGCACCCCCAATAATCAAACAAGCCACAATCCCAACCATGCACAGGGCAGGGCGGCGGGCTAAGTAGTCATTTGTGGCGAATAGGCGGTTCATGATGTGGCGCGCTCAGCTTCTGTGAACTCGACCTCTCCGTCGCTATCAAGAAAAACATTTCGGTCGCTTGTGCCGATCAACTTACCTGTGCCACCATTACCGGCATAGCCGTGCAATCCACCAAAAGATTCATAGGCCATATCAATTGCCTCGCTCTCGTCTTCAGCATCAACCTCAACGGTTATCCCAACAGGAACAAATCCATAAACTCTAAATTTCATTCTCTTCTCCCTGAATTAGTTGCCCGTATCGGAGGGCTAACCGGCTTCGTGCTCAGTAGCTAGATGTCAGTGTTCGGGCTACCTTCACCGCTCCCACTGGCCTACTGCAACGGGGTACAACCCTAAGCAGGCATTTGGGGGTTGGGTACTAGCCAACCAGATCCAGTCATGCGATCACCAACAAGAAAGCTGATTACTTCCTCGGCCTACTTGATGCAGCTTGACCGTCGCCATCTGCACCGTTCGCTCATCTGGTCACAATGACCGTCGCAATCAGCTTTCTTGTTAGTGCCGTCTCTCCGGCTGTCACGCCCACAAATGGCGTTGAAGTTCCCCTCAATATCCCGGCCTTTTAGGGGCAGTGCTTATACTCGTAAGAGCCAAGCCGGGAGCACTCTTCACCACTGCAATTCTTTGGCTCGTTTCGTGAGCCACGCGGCTGCACGATGGCAGCACCAAGAGGAGACTCTTTAAGGCTTTGGCACCGCAGTCCACGATGCTGATTCGATGTAGTAGTAAGTCTTGTCATGCCTGCTGCACTCAACATCCAGAGTCCCGATGTAATGAGCGCCATCAACAATGAATTCCTGACGATAAGCATCCGCGCCGCAGTTGCCAGCGCCTTCGCAATCATTGAATGCCTCTTCACGCAGCCGCTCAGAAAGGGTGTCTTCAGCCTCAGCCAGAGAAGCAAAAACATTGTTTTCGGGAGCCATGGCTATTTGCATAAGCGCCACCTCCAGTTCCGCCACCTTGATCCGTGCCGCAGTCAGTGCGATTTGCAATTCTTCTTTTGTCATTCCGTTCCCCTTAGTTAAATTAGTGCGGCCACCGTGGATAACCGCGTACTCCTTTCGTGCCTAAGCCCCCGATGATTTCAACCTTGCCGCCGTAACCTTGTCCCATGCCGCATCGTCACGAACACTTGCAACACGCCGTACTTCTGCCCAATAAGCCGCATCACGCTCAATCTCTGCATCGCTGCGAGTGTCGCTATCGAACGGACATTCGCGGTCTAAGCTGCGGTATCCATTTGCGAGAATTGCGGCCATTTCAGGCTCCTGCTTGCAAATCAGCGAGAACGAAGCCTTGAACCGCGCTGCGAATCTCTGGCCGCGAAATGTAAGCGCTGGCGAAATTATCAAAGCGCTTGCAGTGTTCTTCGGTTGCAATTGAGAGCAAATCAGCGCGAGCATCTTCGTGAGCAATGAAGCAATCAACCGATTTCAGGCGCTCCAGCTCGGCACAAACACCCCTTGCCAGGCAATTCATGTCGGCAGCTGATATTCCGCATTCCTTGGCAAAGTTGGCAATTGCTTGGTTCATGTCAGGCTCCAGGGTGTTTGTTGATTCGATGAAAGGAGTTTAGCAAACACTAAATAGAAAGTAAAGTAAAAACTAAACAAATAATAGAAATATTTTCAATCACCAAAACAACAGGCGAAAAAAAACCTGCCGGAGCAGGTTGGTTTTATAGGTAGAAGACTGGTTTGATTAGTTAGGAGCGCACCTAAATTGCACTTCTGCTTGCGGGAATTGCGCCATTCCAGCTGGAATCTCTTTGGAGTTTATGACTTGTAGTGTTTTGCCCTGGCTAACACAATGTGCGCCAGCTTCTTGGAAGGCTTCTGCCTTAAGTGTTGTAGATGCAGTGAGGAACGAGCCACCTTGCTTGCCAATCATGTAAGTGTCATTCCCCATTGGAACTACTCCGGTAGATGCGCAACCGGCGAGCAAAAGAGCACATACAGTTAATATAATTTTGTTCATTTCTTCCCCTGCGGCATAGCGTGCCGTTTCGCTTTAATTGTTATTGCCGCTAATTTCAATGCGGATCCGGCCAGGCGCATTGCGGTCAACTAGTTCGCGCACCAGCTCGCCAGTAGATACTGCCTTTAAATCGACTCGCGGATCAAACGAAGCCTCAAGCCGTGCAAGTATCTCACTGTTAATTGATCGGCCATTATCGCTTGCCGAGCGCCTTATCTGCTCTTTTAAGTCCAAAGGAATGCGCAATCCAAACGGGGCTATGTCTCTTATCATAACCACAAAGTGTAGCTACCCGTGTTGTTTCGCGGTAGTAACACATGTGTAGCTACGCAATGTATATTATATTTCTATAGGTGAACAATATTTTGTTTGTGTCTGGGAAAAATTACGTGCGAATTTATAATATACTGTACGAACATACAGTGCTTTAGTTCCCCGCAGGCCAGCAAGACCAGAACCACAAAAGCGACTGTTACATTTCCATTTGGAAACTAACCAATGCTAAATGAGTCAACATTAGACTCGCCGGGGGATTACGAGATGCAAAAGCAACAAGAAGCAGGATTACTGGACGCATTCCGCGCAATGGACGACATGGATCGCCTCATGCTATTGGCACTTGCCAAGAATTGCGCGGCAGAGGCAATAAACAGCAAGCCGACATTACGACTCGTTGTTGACTCTAATCCACCGGGTAGGCAAACCTTTGTCCGCGGCACGGGCTGATTTCAGTATGAACTGACGTCCCTTCTGGCTTGACTGCTGGAACAGGGTAATTAGTTCGATTATGTCGTCAGATTCTACCGGCCCCTCCGCAGCCGGAGGCTTTGCCGATTCCGCGACTAAAGCAAGCTGCTTGCTGTCTTGCTTATCCAGAAAGCCATCGCCCATCTTGTAATCGCGTTCTAGCCGCCTGGCTGCACGCTCCCCGAACGACGACCCGCCAAGTATTTGCGAAAAGAAACTTTTTTCCTCTTGTGGAACTCCGTGCGCCTGCGTCCAGCGCCTTAAATTCTCGCGTCGAATGTCCTGAATATTCATATTCATAAGTTTAGTCAATTCTAAATTAGTAAACACTTGACTTCTG